AAGCTGAGCTGCATAGCGTTCTTTAACATTAAGAGACATTTGTGTCCTTGCTCCTATTAATACAAAGAGAAAAGGCCGAGGAAGCGTATTCTTGCCTCCCCGGCCCAATCAAAGTTAGCCGCTAATACGGGTGATGCGACGGCGACCGTCTGCACCAACGTTAGCAGTCAAGGCTACGTCGAACCTAATTCGATGCTCGCCGGTAGCGAATACCGAGTCACGCCACATACGGACACTCAGCGGTACCTTGGTAAGGGACTTGCGCGAGGCAATACCCGTAGCAGGCATAATGAGGTCCTTAGTGTTGACGATAACTGCCGACTTGTTCATCAGGAGGCGGGGCTTGTAAGCAGCGCCAGCAGCCGTGAGGAACGTAATCAGAGCAGCAGCACCCGGAACCGAGTCGCAAGTTGCGTTCGCCGAGTTGACTGCCTGAATAGCAGCAGTACCGCCAGTACCCGGAACCACAATGGCCGGGAAGATGCGGAGGTTTGAAATGACACCAGCAACTGCCGTATAGTTACCGATCACTCGGAACTGCTGAAGACGCGGAGCCAGCGAAGCGCCAAGGCGCGGATCGTAGGCAAACACACCAGCAATGGTGAAGACTTCGCCATCATTGACAGTTTCAACACCGGCTGCCGAAACACGAATGTTCAGAGTCTGGGTAAGATACTGACCAGCAGCGGGCGAGATAGCAACGTTCTGGTAGTCTACGTTCTGTGCAGCGCCGTTAACAGCAACGTTAGCACCCGAGGCAACGTGAGTACCTGCGGTCAGCGTCGGAAGCTGCTGAGTGAACATCGTGGGAATGCCAGCGACGTTACCCGTGAAGCCTTCGCGATAGATACCCGAACCGATATCAGCAAGAGCGGCATTGTTGTTACCTGCAACCACCTGCGAGCCGAGGGCCTGCTTGTCACCGTACGTAAGGACGGCGCGGAGGTCGGGGTCTTCAACACCTTCTTCCTTCAGGCGGGTAAAGCCCGAAGCGATGTCGTCGAAGTCGGCAATAGCGTTAGCAGGGTTGCCAGTCCAGTTGTTCGAGGCGAGAGCCGCGACGCCAAGGATGTAACCGTCGATACGGCCAGCAAGACGGAGGGCAGCATTCTTGAGAGCTTCGCTTTCACGAGCTTCACCGATGTCACGGATTTTGACGAAGTCGCCCCAACCCATCGAGCTACCGAACACGTCACGGAGAACATAACGTTCCGAACCGAAGACGGTATCCTGCACACCAGCGGTAAGGTCCTGCACACCCGAAGTCGTACGGGTAATATTGTACTGAGGCCCAACCTGTTCAACGACTTCCAAGCCGTTAGTGTCCTGCATCTCACCGTCAAACTTACGCCAAGTGACGAGGTCCTTCGATACAAGGTTATTCTGAAAAATCGCAGCAAACGTGTTAAGGACTAGTTTTGCTTGATCAACTACAACAGCCATTAATGACTATCCTTTCATAAGTATGAGTATGGTATCTCAACTTACTTTCGGTAGAGTTTCTTTTCGAAAGCGTCGAGATCGTCCGTATCATCCTCTACTACGGGAGCACTCACAGCCGAACCTTTGTTGGTCGGAGGAGGTACCGGAGCATTAGAGACAATAGGACGTGCTTTTTGTTTTTCATCTTCCGCCAAGGCGAACTTGCTTTCAATCCGGCCAAGAGCAAGAGTTGCTCGCGTAGCACCGAGATTGACAATGCGTTTAGCTTCGTCAGGGTTGTTCGAAAGATAGTAAAGAACGTCGGGACCGAAATCCATATCCATGATCGTACTGGCAAGGTAGTCGCCATAGTTTTCATCAAGACCGGAGAATGCTTCTAGAAGGGCTTCACCTTTTTCAGTGAAGTCAGGATAACGCTCCTGCGCGGGTTCTAGTTTAGCTTTCCATGCATCTTGAGCAGCCTGAGCAGCTTCTCGTGCCTTGGTCTCAGCCTGTTCCCGAGCAACCTGTGCACGATACTCTTCCTGTTCCACTTTCATGGTGTGGCGAGTAATGTCACGGATGTACAACGGATCGAATTCACCAAGATCGTACTTTGCAGTACCGTCTTCGTTTACATCGTCAGGGCGAGGGCCATCATCAACCTTCGGCTTAGGTGCCTGAGGTTCTGGAGTGGTTTTCTTTTCGAGTTCTTCGAGTCGGCGTTCAAGTGCCTCACGTTTCTCTTGCTCCTCTTTACGGAGCCGTTCTTCGTGACGGCGTTCTTTTGTCAACTCATCGATGCGTTCCTGAAAAGAGTTTTTCTTCTTAGGAGCAGGAGTATCCTCCTCTACCTCAGAGTTTTCGTCTTCTACAGGTGCGAGGTCATCGTCGGCCTCGGTTTCCAGATTAGCATCTTCAGCGGGGCTGTCTTCCACGTCCTCTTTCTGTACCGGCTCTTTGCCGTAGAGGCTCTGACTGAACAGATCGAGATCGTCGTCATCAGAGTTGTGGTTTTCAACGTTCGCTTCGTTGTTAGGTTCTGTACTCATAATTAAGGTTTAAGCGGTCCTTTAACCGGGTTGCTTCGTTTCTTTTGTTGGCGACTTTGATCCACTAGGCGAAGAAGCTTTTGAGCCGTTGGGAGTCGGAGTTGGTTTGCTTCGGGCTATTTCATTGCGTTCCATAAGGTCAGCCTTTTTAAGCTCGAATTCATCAAGGGCTTTAGACCCGTCGATAATAGTTTTGATGGCATCCATTTCCATCTGATTGCCGTCAACTTCGTGATCGGACAGAGCACGAATACGCTGAGTCTCAGCATTGTAGATAGCAACCTTGAGTTCTTCAGTCTTATCCTTGTTAGCAAGTTTGAGTTGTGCATTCTCCATAGTGAGCTTTTGCATTTCTTCTTGCATCTTCTGGATTTCAGCCGGATCAATCTGAGGCTGGTTCATAGTCTCTTCGAGACGCTCAGCGATCTTATCGGCTCCCGGCCAATCCTGTGCACGGGCGACCAAGTCACCTGCCACCGTCATAAGCTGAGGCCATACTTGAATGGCTTCCATCATTGCTTGTGCAGCTTCCACTCGACGAGTCGTATAGGAGGTGCCCGTAGCAAGAGCGACATCATACTGGCCGACAGAAAGGTCAACAGCGTCAGGGTTCATCGGATCGTTGATCCTTTGGAACTTCATACGCTCGTCTTCACCAATCAATCGAACAACACGGGTGCCATCGTAGATTTGAGGAATAAGTTGGTTAACAACGTCACCGCCCTCAAGGACAGCTTCGTTAGCATTATCGTAGAAGGTGAGAGCAGCAATGTCACCTTCACGCTGACGCGCCTGAATAGCACGGCCAGAGACTTCGTTAGACTTAACGCCTAGTGAAGCATCGTGGATGCCTGTGACGTCCTTCATATCTTGAGTGTTCTGAGCTGCCTCGTTGAGAAGGGCTGCTTCAGGAGCGGGTGGGGGAATAAGTTCGGGAGGGCTCTCAGCACCATCATTATAGATGAGGAGAGGATCACGAGTAAGGTGAGCCTTTCGGAAGGCGTCTTCTCGCCCTTCTACGGCGCTCTCAGGGGCAATCCACTTAGCCTTGGGGGCATACCCTAACTGCTCGGCAGCAATGGACCGTACGAAGTTTCTGTAGCGAACAGGGTCCTTCATAAATCGTACAAGACCGTAACGAACACGACGACCAGCAATATTGGTCACTCGACCAGTCATGCGGATAATCGGAAGACGATTTAGGCGATACTCATAAGGGCCGCTAAGAATCTCGAAGCCGGTGCAAAGATGCATCTGGGCATAAGCAACCCAACACTCGCGGATTTTAGCAGGATTTCCGTTTTCAAGTATGATCCCTGCCATGTTTTCTGGGTTGAGTTCAAATACTTTACCATTGTCAAACATTCCCATTTGACGCTTGCGTTCAACAAGACGCCAATATTCCGTAAGACGGTAAGAGTCGCTGTCTACCCAACCCTCAGAGGCAACATCTCGGAACATAGTGTCCGACATAAGCTCATCAGGGTTGCACTCAGGGTACTTTCGTTTGAATTCTTTCTTCGGAATACGGTCGTCAACGAATACGTGCTTGGCATCTCGGCCCGTAGGATCAACAGAGAAGCGATCCCATACCACCGAAAGGGAGTCTTCAATGGGGCGGACGCGAATGTCCTGATCGAATACATCGTCTCGGGCATATTCAACAGCAATACGAAACGCTCCGTCGCCACACTGGACAAGGGACTCGAATGCTGAGTCGTACACACGCGATGCTCGGCTTTGCATTTCAATAGCACGAACAAGATCGCCTCGGATTGAGGCTACATCGGTGTCTTCATCATTAGAAGGAACCACCTTGATTGCTTTACGACTCTCTCGCCAGTCACCCACAAGCTGTGCAGTAAACTGAGGGATTGAGTTGATCACAAGGCAAGGAAGACCTTTACGCTGTTCAAGAACGATTGGGTCCCATTGCTCACCAGCAGCAAACTTCTTATCGTCGATAGCCTGCTCACGGTTGATACGATCAAAATCGATATCAGCCTGATACTCTGTACGCATGTCCTGAAGGAACGCTTCTCGCGTTTTAAAGCCCTCAGGAACGTATTTCTTATTTACTGTTCCTTCGTAGGAAAGAACGTCGATTTGATCTCCGTCTTTCTTTTCGACGGGCTTTTTATCAGCCATAGGTTATCCTTGCATCCACCCGTTAGGGCTTGTGTCCATGAAATAGCTCGGGTCGAAGTGCGATCCACCCACCAATCCTACAGTACTGCCGTACGAAGAAGAGAGGTTGGAGCGTCGACGAGCAGTAATTCGGTCGAAGAGTTGAGAGAGGCCCCAGACTAGGGCGTCTACTCGGTCAGGCGATCCCGTGTTTTCGTCTCTAATGTTGTCAATAGAGAACATGCACATTTGATCTTCTAGCTTGTCGAACCGTCCAACGTGATGAACCCGTCCTTGCTCATAAAGGGCACTGATCGGCTCAGCTCGAACGTGTTTGCCTCGACTAGCGTGAACGAGGGTAACGGGAATTGACCTGTCGATAGAACGGATAACTGAGGCAACCATTTCGCCGCCGTTGTTTTTTTCCGCCACGATACGATCGGCGCCAAGTTCGCGGTAAAGACGGACTGCCTGTCGAGCCCATTCTTCAGGAGTTCCTCGTAGACTGCGGTCTGCAAGAACATATCCACGGGCATATCCGTCCGCGTCTCTCGCGAGACCCACTCCAACAATTCCATTTTCGTCACTCTTTTCGTGTGAGGAGGCGGCAGGGTCAACTGCCACAAGGATGCGCTCCATATCGGGCGCTTCGTCATCAGTGATACGACAATCGTCGATTACAGTCTGGTTCCAAAGAGCGCCGGGGATATCGCCAAGGATTTCTCCTTCGAGTTCTTGTCGACCAAGACGAGTTCCTGCATAGCGGTCGTACATCTCTTGCACAGCCGAGGCTGCAAGGTTGTCTTTGTTGTCCATCGTAGAGCCACGTGTGATGTAAACACCTTTGCCCTCCTTAGCGACCATCTCTTTGATAAGAGGTTTCGGCTGAGGGGTGGTGGTTACCAGGACTTTAGGACTGTCACCCAATCGTAGACCAAACATAAGCTGGTCCCACGTTGCTTGCATGTATCGAAACTTAGCTAACTCGTCCACCCAAGCAAAATGATGCTGAGGACCACGAAGCTGGTCAGGCTCAGTAGCGTTGTAGCACCAAGCCTTAGAACCGTTAGGCCAAGTAAGACAGCGGTTCGTAGGGGACCAAGAGGCCTCTGTAAGAGTAGGATCAATGTTAAGGAGGCCTGAGTCACCTTTGATCATAACGTCTCGGGCGTCAGCGGCTGTCTCAGCCACTAGGGCAATACGACAACCGGGGTTCTTTTCTGCCAGCATCCTGATCCACTCCGAACCCATTCGAGTCTTGCCAAAGCCACGGCCAGCCAAGACTAGCCAAGTGCTCCAGTTCTCGTGTTCAGGCGGCAGCTGATTAGGACGAGCCCAAAAGGGCCAGTGCCACCTAAGCTTCGCTTTCTCGGCGTTGCTCAGATTGTTCAGATAGGACGTTCTCTCCGTTTCGGGTAGCGAGGCGAGCAATTGTGCCGGTGAATTCTGCGACATCCTGTCTTACCTTTTCTTCATACTTGATTGCTTCTCCATCAGGGCCAGAGATTTCCTGTCGATCAACGAACATGGAGAGGTGCTTGCCAAGAAGCTCAAGGGCACGAAGGGCGTGGCCGAGCTGATTTTCTTTCTTGGCAGTTTTCATAATCTCGTTAATCT